GCTCCCGGCACAACAGCTCCTATCATCTCGCAGCGTCCGCCAGAGCCGAAGCCTCTGACGGAAGATCAAGCGCGTGCAACAGGCTTCGCAAAGCGCATGGTCGAAGCATCTGCGATCCTCGATCCTTTGGACTTCGGTGATGCAGCGAAGCCGGGAACACTTGAAGCGATTATCGGTCCGCGTGTTGGTCAGATCGGGTCGAACTTGATGCGGAGCAACGATCGTCAACTCTATCGCCAAGCTCAGGAAAACTGGGTTCGCGCAAATCTTCGTAAAGAGAGCGGCGCGGTCATTGGTCCTGAAGAAATGCAGAAGGAAATCGAAAACTATTTCCCGCAGATTGGTGACGGTCCCGGTGTCATTGAGCAGAAGCGTCGTTCGCGTGAAGCGGCAACGCAGGGAATGATTACCTCTGCCGGTCCCGGTGCTGAACGTGCCGGCATCAAATTCAAACCATACGAGCCTCCGTTTGAAGTCAAGATCAAGGCTCTGCCTCCGCAAGAGCTGTTGCAGCTTGATACGACAGGGCTGACTGATGCACAGAAAGCAGCCTATCTCGCACGCTTGCGTGAATTGAACATCGGTGGAGGTCGTCGCTAATGGCTGAGAAACTTGATTACGACGAACTCATCCGCAAAGAGCGTGAAGCTCTCATGCAAAAGTCAAACAGCGGCATGTTCGACAGCCTTGCTCGCGGTGCTGGTCTTGCCACTCGAGCTGTTGCGCCGATCGTCGCTGGCGGCGCTGCTGGCGCTGCTATGGGTGCGCCGCTTATGGGCGTGGGTGCTATCCCCGGCGCGATCGCTGGTGCAACGGCGGCTGCATTTGCTGAACCGCTTTCTGATCTTGCTGTGTCTGCATATAACTATTTCACAGGAAGCGATCAGCCAAAACCATCGCAGGCGATCGACCAGCTGTTGACAAGCGCAGGCGTGCCGGCTCCTGAAAGCGCGCAAGAGCGTCTTGCATCGACAGCCTTGCGTGCTGGTGCAGAGACGATGACAGGCGCTCGCACGGCTCGCATGGCAGCTGACGCCTTGCCGCAGATGTCACAGGTTGCGCGTCCCGTTATGGAAACGCTTGCAACTCAACCAGCCTTGCAGACTGCTGCATCCACAATCGGCGGCGTCACAGCGCAAGGTGCGCTTGAAGCCGGCGCTCCTCCGGCCTTGGCTCTTCCGGCTGGCGCTGTCGCCGGTTCTCTGCCGTTCATGGCGCGTCCCGGCAACTTCTTCCCGAACACGGGTGGAGAAATTCGCGCTGCAAACGTCCGCACATTGCAGGATGCAGGCATCCCGATCACTCCCGGTCAGGAGCTTGGCAATCCTGCGGCGCAAGTGACCGAAAGCGTCATGCGGTATCTGCCAACATCTGCGCCGACTGTGGCGCGTGTCGAAGATCAGCAGATGCGTGCGTGGACGCGCAATCTGTTCAAACAAGCAGGCATCGAAAGCGACATCGCTACGCCTGAAGTGCTGAACAAGGCGCGTCAGGATTTTGGGAAACGGTATGACGCGCTTGAGGCAAAAACGTCACTGAAGGGTGACGGCGATCTGTTCAACGATCTGCTTCAGATTGAGCAGAACTATGTCGTGGGCTTCCCCGATACGGTCAAGCCGACATACAAGGCGCGCGTTGATGAAGTTCTGAAATACGCAGCCGGCGAGAAATCCGCAGACGGCAAGACATATCATCGCCTGCAAAGCCAGCTCTCCGAAGAAATCGCCCGCGCAAACCGCAGCACGGAGCCGTGGGCGGCGTATTACGGCGAGGCGATGCAGGGCCTTCAGGGTGCTTTGGCAAGAGCGATGGAGCGATCTGCTCCTGAAGGCTTGCGCGATGAATGGCGCACGCTCAACAAACAGTATGCGATCTTCTCGCGCATCGAGGACACTATGGCGCGAGCTGGTAACGATAAGCTGAACACTGGCTTCATTCCGCCTCAGCAGATCGGTGCCGTCGAGCGCGCTCGCAACCCGCGTCAGTGGGTTGAGGGCGGCAACGACTTCACGAACCTAGTTCGCGCTGGTGCAGGCGTGTTGCCTGATCCCGTTCCGAACTCTGGCACGGCGCAACGCAGCTTCGTCCAAGACCTTTTGACGGGTGGCAAGCGTGGGGCTGCTGCTGGTGCTGGCTATGGTGCAGCGCAAGCATCCGGCGTCACTGCTATTGATCCGGCGCTTGCTTTGGGCCTTCCGTATCTGGTCTCAAAGGGTTGGTATGCTCCCCGCCTTCGCCCTGAAATTCAGGGGCTTCTCGGAGCGCAGGCGATCCGTGGAGCTAACGAAGCAGATTAAATCCAACCTATTGCGATCCGTTACCCGAACCCCCTGCAAAGGGGGTTCTTTTTTGCACTTACCGCATCGCTGATTGCACGAAAATCAACTAGATAGCACACGCGGGCGGTTCTCACATGAAGGTGGGATATCACTCTAAGTGCATTGATATCATTGCATGTTAGTGAAGGCTTTACCCGAAACCGTTACCCGGCACGGGTAAAGCCGGGTCATTACCCGTTCACGATGCGATCCATGCTGTCGGCAAGCTCTTGATCGTCGCCTGTCAGGACGCCGGCATAGACGGTCATCGTCACCTCGACGTTCGCATGACCTAGACGCTCGGAGACAGCCTTCAGCGGCATCTTCTCGCGCAGCAGATGTGTGGCATGAGCGTGACGGGTGGAGTGCAGGCAATAGCCTTCGTCGAGGCCGATCGCACGCAGGGCGTCTTTCATGGCGCTGGTCATGTAGGACAGCGTCGGACGATCGCCCCAAACGGTCTGAAGGACGTGCTTGTCTGGCTTGCCAGATGCCGCCTTCAGCTCATCCCATAGGGACTTTGGCATGCGGATGGAGCGCACGGATTTGGCCGTTTTGGGCTTCTTCTCGTATTCGCTCGCGCCGACGCGAACAACCGTTCTGGCGACATGGATGATGCCGGTCTCGAGGTCGATGTCGGACCAGCGCAGGGCGCACATCTCGCCACGACGCATGCCTGTGGCAAGGGCCAGACGGACCATGCGGCCAAGGAACGGCTTGTCTGCTGCGTAAGCAAGCAGCGCCTTGATGTGGCGCTTCTCAAGCGGTTTGCGGGCTTCGCTGTCGCCTTTGGGAGCGGAGACCCGCTTCATCGGGTTCTTGGTCAGGACGCCGGCTGTCACAGCCTGATTAAACATGGCTTTGAGATGGTGATGCGTGATCGTCATCGTCCCGGCAGCAACCTTGCGGATGCGGGTCAGGTAGAAGTCCTCAATGTCGTCCTTGGTGATGTCACGCAGGCGGCGTGAGCCGTAGTCGGCAAGAAACGGCTTGATGAGGTTTTCTTGGCTCTGGAAGGTCAGCTCGCTGATCTGGTTGAGGGCGACACGGCGGTTCTGCCATTTCGTCCAGTGCTGCTTCACGGTGTCGTCCGTGATGTGGACGAGATCGCCGGAGCGGTGATCTTTCAAGATTTCGATCTTGCGGGCCTCGGCATCAAGCGCCGTGCCTTTTAGCGTCTCGGTGCGGAACTTCCGCTTGCCGTTCTCCTTGGTCTCGATGCGGATGCGCCAGACGCCGGGGCTACGTTCAAACAGGGTCACGTTCATGGGTTTCTCCTTCCCGTTACCCCGAACAATAGTCGTCTTGTGTGCTAGACGCAAGCGGTTTGTGTGTGGCGCGCAGCTATGGCATAAAGGGACGGTTTTGAGGGGCTAGAAGCATGGCCGAAGTTATCGAACTCGTCAGAAACGCGATCCGCTCCATCTCCGAAAAGACGAGGCAGGACGCCTATCGTCTTTTGGTCGATGGCGGCATGAAGCCAGAAGATGCGGCGCGTAATGCTGACCGAGTTGCGGACAAGGTAAAGATGCGTTCTGCCGTGGCTGCTGCCGTCCCGACGATGGGCGGGCAGCTGGTCGAAGGCGCAATCGACAGCGCGCAGTTCTTCGACGACGCAATCCGTGGTCGTGTGCAGCCTTCTCTGCTTGATCCAGAGACGGGCGAGACCGTCAGCAATCCGGCTTACACAAGAGGCATCCTCGACCTAGCCATGAACATTGGCACGCCGTCGATGGCTCGATCCGTCACACGCGGAGGGCGCGTCGATCCGAACACGCTCGGCATCTTCGGCACGACAGACGCGCGCAAGGCTCCGCTCGAAACGCTCGACGCCGCAAAGGCGATGCAGAAGCAGGGCGCAGATGCGAATGACATCTGGCGGCAGACAGGATGGGGCTTCGACCCTACCGATCAGAAATGGAAATTCGAGATCGACGACAGCGCATCGCGCGTCAGCGATCAATTCGCACAACGCGATCGTGGTCGTGGATTTACTGAACGCGGAAAAGTGAAGACGGTCGGTGAGGCTTACGACCATCCAGAGCTATACGCGAACTACCCCGACACAGCTCGCACGCCTCTTGTGATGAACCGTGATGTGCAAAACAGCGCAACGGTTCGCGGTCTTTACGACCATCGCAACAAAACGATGGACGTTCGTCGTGGCATGGATGACGAGCTGATGCGCTCGACATTGGCGCACGAAGCGAACCATAACGTGCAGGGCATTGCCGGCATGACGCGAGGCACAAGCCCCGAAGCTGCCGGCTCATACGAAGCCTATCGCTACAGCCCCGGTGAGGGCGGTCCGTTCGGCTCGTATAACGTCGAGAAGCGTTTGAGCATGACGGCAGACGAACGCCGTCGCACAACGCCTTTCCAGACAGCTGACGCAGACTTCGGCGGCTCGGTTCCGACAGGCGATGCGCCTTCGATGTCGGCTGGCCGTCCTCCGCGCATTGATCTCGGCGGTCCTCCTGTCAGCGGCATCCTTGATCTCTCGGGCCAGTATTCGCCCCGCAGCGGCCTGCTGGCTCCCGGCTCCGGCTATACGCCAGTTCCCGGCAAGCCGGGTGTCGTGACGATCCCCGGCATCGGTCAGGTCGAAGCGCGTCCTGTCGGACTGCTCAATCAAGCTGCCGACGCATACATGGCGAAGACCGGCAACCCCGGCGCGCATCGAGCTGCATCGTTCCCTGAGTTCGACGAAGCGAAAGCTACGCGCATCGCCAATGCTTTCGAGGCGATGCCGCACAACCCGTCTGACCCTGCCGTGAAGCGCAGCTATGACGCGCTGATCGACGAAACGCTGGCTCAAGGCCGTGCGCTTCAGGATGCAGGCGTCGATATTCGCTTCCTGAAGGAAGGCATGTCTGATCCTTATGCAAAGTCGCCGGCAATGGGATATGCCGATCTCGTCAAGAATAACCGTCTCTATGTGTTCCCGACAGACTTCGGCTTCGGCTCGAGCGCAGCTTTCGATCCGGTCGATAACCCGTTGCTGAAGGGCATCGGCAAGTTCGGTGATAAGCCGAACGCTGTGGCGAACGATGCCTTCCGTGCCGTTCACGATCTCTTCGGACACTTCGCTCCCGGCAATCCGTTCTTCCGCCACAAGGGCGAAGATCGCGCATGGAATGTTCACGCTCGCATGTTCTCGCCGGAAGCTCGAGGAGCTATGACGACAGAGACACGCGGGCAGAACAGCTGGCTGAATTTCGGTCCTTATGGCGAGTTCAATAAGACGGCATCCGGCGCTGATACGCGCTACGCAGATCAGAAGATCGGGCTGCTGCCGGATTGGGTTTGGCGGGACGAAGAGTTCCGTTGATTTTCTGACGCCTTCTGCCATTCTCCCCTGACGGGTAGAGCCATGCTCCCCGTTGGCGCGTCCTCCCGACGCCGGGGGCGTTCTGTATCTCCTCTCCTCCCGACAGAACGCCCCCACCCCATTTCGGGCCGATCGGGCAAATCTTGAGCGTGATTTGATGTCGATTTCTCTTTGCGTCTAGGGCGCAAGGCGATATGTGTTGTGCATGGCGATCGACGGGATCGCTGCGAACAAGAGGAAATGAAATTGAGCAAGTCGCCACTCGCACGCTACGCCAAAACTCTGAACACACTTTCGTCCGTCGATGTTGCGCGCATCTCATCAATGGTCCGTAAGGGCCATAGCGCGCAGGGCATCAAGTCAGAAACGCCTTTCACCTTGAAGCAGATCAATGCGGTCTTCGCATTGGTCAGCATGCAACAGCAATAAAACAGGAGAGAAAAAATGACACAGCTCAAGACATACGAAAACGTCTATGTGGCGATGGAGCAGCAGGCCGATCGCACATGGCTCGTCTTCAACAAGGTTCGCGGCATCTACGAAGACCGCACCTTTCGCACCTATGACGCAGCGCGCAACACGATGGTCGAGCTGACAGAGCGATACAAGATCATCGCTCGCGGCAAAAACCCGTCATACGTTTGAGGGAGGGAGCAATGACAGACACACCTACAAAACGCGACGGCAACGCCGAACTGCGCGAACACTGCGAACAGATTGCGGAGCGCCTTCGCACAGGCGTTTTCGATGACTTTGAGCCAGAGGAGGAGGGCGAAGAGCCAACAGCTTATGACTTCCTGCAAGACGCTCTCGACATTGAGTATGTCGTCAATACCAAAGGTGAATATCTCGGCGCTCGCGTTCTCGTTGCATTTGGCGGACCGAACATCTGGATCAACACACGCTCTGGCATGGTTGAAGGCGCATGGTGGGGAACGCGAGCAAATGTTCCGTTCTATGACGGCATAGGCTTAGACGACGCCTTAGAAGAACTCTGGAACTGTCGCTGAGAGGAACAACAAATGCGCTCTTTATCTCACGGTGAATTTATCAATGCGGTGCAGGCCATTCGTGGCCGCACCGATCTCTCAGAGCGTGAACGCGCTCGTCGCATCAACAAGCTAATGGAGGAGCAACGTGGCAACAAACGAGATGATCGCTCGATCGAGGGCAATCTTAATGGCTCGAGCGGCGATTACTGCACGCGACAAGAAGGAGGAGCCTCGTTTTATCAAACGTCGAAAGAAATCCGTGTCCCACACATCCTCTGGATCGCCCTGTTCTGGTCGATCGTGATGATGTTCATCGCAGAAAACTTTATTCCGTAACAGAAGGAACCCTATGCAATGTTTCCAGCACAAGTCGTCATCACAGCTCTGAATAAAGCCGGATCGGTCGCAGAACTCGCGCGTCAAATGGGCGTGATAGAGCAGACCGTCTACAACTGGCTGAACTACAAACACTGTCCATCTGCTCCGCGCATCGACGATCTGCTTGCGTTCATCGAAAACACACCGCGCAAGAAAAGCGCATGGGAGATGCGTCAGGAGGAAATCGAACTTCGCTCACATCGCGCACCAAAAGTCGTCGTAGAGGAGGAGCCAGTGCGTGCGTATAAGCCGGAGCCTGTTGCGCCGATCGAAAACAAGCCGTGGAAGCAGCTCGTCGAAATCACGCGCATCAGCGAAAGTCTGAAATTCTCATTCGGCATCACGGATGAAGCGAAGGTCGTTTTCATCCCGCCATACCTCACTGACAAGCTGAAGGATGACAATGTTCAGGACGGCGACGAGATCACGCTGATTGTCCGCGACAACGATCATCCGAACGCCGATCTCTTCGCGCTCAAGTGGATTGAGGAGGACGAGTGATGGCGATCGAAGTTCGCAAGAACGCCGATGGGTCTTGGACCGTCTTCTATTTCGGCAAGGAAGCCGGGTTCATCGAACCTGTCCGCATCAACAGAGCAGAGCGCACCTATCGTGCAGTCAGCGTGCATGGTCGCCTGACGCACACCTACACGCTCGAGGGCGCAAAGCAATTCGTGATTGAGAACTACGCATGACGAACTGGACAGAACATTACAAACAGGTCCGCGCGCGTCTCAACAAGACAGCGCAGATCAAGAAGGTCGCGCCTCGCAAGCCGATCGAAGACTACGTCTTGCCTCGCCCGCTGCCGGAGACGCCGCAGTCGATCGAGGAGCAGCAACGCAAACGGATGAAGGGCTGTCCGCTCTCTCTGCGCCGGCAAGGTCTCGTCCTGCCGATCTTGGAAGAGTTCGACATGACATGGGAAAAGCTGTGGGCAAAAGATCGACGCGCCGTTCTGATGACGCCTCGCCGCAAGGTCTGGCTGAAGCTGTGGGAAGACGGCATGTCGATCTCGCAGATCGGCCAGTTCACGCAGCGCGATCACACAACCGTTCTATGGGGCCTGCGGGCAATCAAGAAAGCACAATCGGAGGACAAGGCATGCACTACCGCGACACTCTAAAGCAGGCTGTTGAGACGATGGACGAGAGGCAGAAGAAATATGCCTCGCCAGAAAAGAACTTCGCCCGCATCGCATCGCTCGCGTCGATCATGCTGAACCGCAACGTGACGCCGTATGAGATCAGCATGATCCATCTCTGCACGAAGCTGGCTCGGCACATCGAGACGCCGACATACGACGACAACATCCTCGACGGCGTGAACTACCTCGCCTTTGTCGGGACATTCGCCGGACAACATTTCGATGGTCTTGGTGAGGTCCGTCGCGTCGAGATCGTTAAGGGCATGGAGGATGCGCTGCTGGCGCAGCTGGCAAAGCAGGCTCCCGTTCTGACGGAGGAGGAGTTGGCCTCTCTCAAGGAGGCTGCGACATGAAGAGCCTGATCGAACAGTTTGAGTTCTTGGCGCGCACATCGCAAGACCCTGTCGATGCACAAGGCTTCAGGGTCGCCGTCGAAGCCTTGCAGATGTGCCAGAGGGCGCTTGAGTTTTATTCCTGCAACTGCCAGCTTCCTTGCACGGAGCAGCAATACAAGGACAGTCCTTGCGGCATGCGTGCGAACTCAACACTGAAAGCGATGGCAGATGGACGAACAAACCATTAACGCCGACTTCAGCAGCAACGTGCGCGTTCGCTGCGCGCAGATTGCAAATGTCGTCATCACGCTCGCTGAGAACATCAGCGACCACACAGAAACACCAACATGCGCTGTCTTTCAGGAAATCATAAAGGCAGCTGTTGGAGCCTTATACGTCAATGGTCACGAAGACTGCGCCGATGCTTTGCTCGCCGCGTTACTCGAGATCAATGACATTCCCGAAGACGCCAGCATCAACTGAAGGAGAGGAAAGATGCGCCGTTTATTGACTGCACTTGGACTGACTGTGTTCCTACTGGCCCCGACTGTCGCTGTCGCCTGTTCGACATCGACCTATTTCGTGAACGGCAAAGTGATCGTCTGCGTGACGTGCTGCCAGAACGGGCAGAACTGCTCGACGGTCTGTTCGTGAGGTCGCGCCATGATGAATGAATTTCATGCGTGGTTCAAAAGCGCGAAGAAAGGTTATCGCTACACCTACCATCGCGGTGATCTTGCGTTTGATCGTTATGCCCCATCACGGCATGAGCCGACAGTGAAGCAGCGCGAGCTAGGGTTCCTAGCTGACATGGCTTACGAGCTTTTCTACCAGCGCGAGATCACGCTGATCCAGAAGAAGCATGCCGTGAATGACTACGAATACATTGCGGTGAAGCTATGACGAAGTGGGCGCAACGCTTCCTCGATCTTGCGGCGCATGTTGCAGGCTGGTCGAAAGACCCGTCAACGAAGGTCGGTGCTGTGGCTGTCGATCCGACATCACGCGCCGTCCTATCGACGGGATACAACGGTCTGCCTCGAGGCGTCGATGACCAGCCGTGCCGCATGCAGCGGCCCGGCAAATATCTATG